TTAGTTTCCATCCCGTTACTGTAGTAACAAAGTTACCAGACTGTAGGTATCCGTCCTTAACGATTGTATTCCCGAGCATTTCCCCGTCTGTGAGTTGTTGTGGGGATACTCCTAGAGAGAAATTATTGTTTCCTGCTGGTGCTGGTTCAATATCGTACAGTGTCTCTGTACCGAACAGGTCGTCTATGTTGTACTGTATTTTTCTACTCGTCGCCATATGACCTATTTATTTTTATCTTACTTATCTCTATCTCTCTCAGATACGCGCGCGCTCCATGTGTCTCTCCTTTTACCTCCACAGAGAGCGTCGTACCTTGTATCGTGTCTGAGATATTGAAGAACTGTAATATCTTCCCCAATATTCCTCGTGGTTGCATTGTTCGTCTATTTGTTGTGTCCTCATCTATCAACACTGCTATTTCAGAGCCGTTTATGTTAGAACCACGGGTAACGACCTTGTCGGTTATCTCTTTTGTCTGGTTATAGTTGAACGTGTCATTGTTAGTTCGCAACTTCCACGGTATAGCTGTTGCGCTTGGCGCGTCTGTGTGTGTAGCAGGTACGTCAACGTGCATAACATTCCCGTCGTTATCCCCACCCGCAACACCGTTTATCGAACTGGTGATATATTTTGAGAACACCTTAAACTCTGTTGGATAGCTTCTCACTGTCCATTGTCGGAGCTTCCTGTTGTATTTGAGCACTATATTTGTAAAGCTCTCTCCATCCACAGTTACATCCCCGATTGACCAATTAAATGCCTTCTCGGTAGCCCACCCTGCGACTGCTACATCGCTTGTGATTGCATCCACCCACTTTTTGATAGGTCGTGTCCCGTCTTGTGAGATACATTCGGGACGACCTCCGTTTGTTATATAAAATCCCTTTGCGTCCTCATTACTTCCTGAATAGAACGCTACCAGTCCACCCCCGCGCACGACAGCCTCCTGGCTTGGTGTACCAATATCCACAAGGCTCTCTGGGTTGGCATTCTCGGTACTCAATCGCTTCATACTTCGTTCCTTAAACACGAGGAGATAGCCAGGTACCTTTGTCAGTGCCGTTATCTTACCTCCTCCGTCTTCTGGTTCTATATCCACATAGCTCCCGTCCCATGTGATGACTGACCCATCAAAAATAGTAGAATAATGCACCCTATGTGGTTTACTGGTGTCTCCTGCTGTCCAAATACGGTCTAGGTATTCCTCTACAACGCTACATGTGTTGCTTCCAGGGTAGTCTCCGAGGTCAAATACCCCTGCTGTAGTTATCCACGCACTCTCATTCCATGCTCTTTCACCGTCTACGCCATTGATAGCGAGTGTTGAGCCGTTATATGTGAGGAAACGTACCTTTGTGCTCGCTGTGAGCCCTGTTACTACGTCTGAACCGTTTGCTACGTTCTTTATTGTTGCCGTAGTGTCGCCTGCCACATTCAGTGCTGCAAAGAGCAGGTTACTTGCGGGTGTTGTTGGGTTTACATGCTGGTGTAGCCCGAGGATACTCTTACTTGCTACCAATTGTGCCCCGACCTGTACCGTCCCGAGTCTTGATGTTGCACTTCCTATCTCGTAATCCGCGTCCATATTGAACATAAGCTCAACCGAGTTCTTTGGTTTGAGTGTGATATTCAGGTTATTGATTTGACCTGAAGAGAAGTCCCTATAAAATTGTGGACCCAAATCTTCCATTATAAGTCTGTGCTATAGAGCCCTCTCCCCGACCCACGGAAAGGTTGCTTGCCCATACTATTGATCTTCGGTTTCATCTTATGAACAATCCCTGTCTCTGATGTACGGATAGCGTTATTGAGTTTCTCCTTAAACGCGAGGTAATACCCGTCGTTCATATCCAATATGCCGTCATTCTTTGCTTGCACTCGTATCTTCCATGTGATGTAGTCGAGGAGCATGTCATACCGTCCGAAATCAACAACATCGTTATCTGAGTCCACCTCTGTTACGACCATGGCGTAGTCAAGATAGATATTCGCATTGTCATATGTGGAGTCTACGAGGGAATAAAAATCAATGTTACCGTTTCGTACCGTGTATACCTCTGGGTATCCTTCCTGTTCGTCTTGCCAGATATATGTATCTACGGGGATAGTAACTGTGATTGCCCCGTCGCCTGATGCAGGGATGCCAGTAAATGCACCCGTTGCTCCCGTGAGATCGTCTCTCGTTATGCCTGTGTAGGTAAATGAATACTTTGTGCCTGCGATATAAAAGTTCGCATTTCCTGTGTCTTTAAAGTCATATGAGTTATCCACTGAGAGAGAGGTGTCGGTTGCTACCGCTTGCCCGAGTACCTGCGTGTTTTTCACATCTCGTATCCTCTCTTCGTATTCAATAGGGTCTACATACCGTAGTTTACGCCCGTCGCCTATTCGAACAGCTATCACAGATCGCCCTGAGCTCGTATCGTAGATATCTGTAGGGAGAGTGAGTACATTTATTCCTCTCTGTGCTTGTCCTCCGATGTAGTTATATACATAGTGTTCAGGCCAATGCTTTTGCTTCCCTTGCGCAAAGCGAATACCCTCGTTTAGTTCTGAGTAACAAAAGTCTTTTGTGAGCGTACTACTGAGAGTCTTGCCCACGCGATGAAGTGCCTTGTCTATCATGTATCCGACTGTGTTTGACGCATAACCGTTGTACACCACACCGTCTGAATATCCTGAAAAAGCAGTATCAACTGTATCCTTATACCGTGCAAAATAATAACCAGATGTCTGAGATACATCTTCGTATACCTGTAGAATGGTATCTGCTTGTATCCCCGTGATACTCAATACCGATTTAGAGCCAGCGAGTGTCGTAGCATGTGATATCTCCACTTGGTTGTACTGAATAACATATATTACCGTACCTGCTGTGTGCGCTTTCACTGTGTTACTTGCGAATGTCACTGTTGTGCCTGATGGCGCACTTGAGGCATGTGTGAGTATCACTTCTGACTTCTCGTTGCCCAGCTCTCCAATCAAAAGGCATTGGTTTATAGCAAAACCAGATATGTTCTTGACTGTGATAGTCCCCCCTGCGGCGGCTACATCTGCAGTAAGGAATGTCTTTTGTACCGCATTCGTAACCAGAGAAGCATTGTCTAGGATAACCGTATTATGCCTGTGTCTGATTGTTGGTGTCATTTTTAATATTCAATTACGAGGCTACATGAGTGCGTTCCATCCGTTGTCTCTGTGACTGTGACTTTTATTGAGTACACTGCGTCATTTACAAGGTCGATTGAGGCAATCTCTGATCCGTTCGCTTCTAGTAACACAGATGCCGCGCGTACTACGTCTTGCGCGTTTGTGTTAGTTACATTTGTAATCAGTTTATTGTAATCAATGTAGGTTGTTCCGTTTGCTGATACATCTACACTAAATGCACTTGAACCTGATGAATGGGCTGCTCGTGTCATGTACAGGGTCACTTTCTTTGCTCCTGCAATAACAATGTCCTCTGACGTTGCTGTGGCGGTAACTGCGTTGAGTGCAACCACTGTCCGGTACGTTCCTGCTTCGTATGATCCATTTATTCCTGCCATGTTTTATAAGTTATTTTTGTAATCTAACCGAACTTATCCCAAACCCCCGAGGGGTCTGAGTAAGATCAGTCGTTATATCGGACAAGAACCGTATCTCCACGCGACCAAACCATTCGCTGCTGTACCACTTGAAGTGGTAGTTGCAATTTCTGCTGTAGCAAATGTTATGGAAACAGGAGTTGCTGTTGATGTCGCCGTTGTCTGAATACATCCTACTTGTAATGTAGATGTTGCAGTGTTGCTCGTCGATAATGTTACGTTACTTGCGAATGTCCAAGGATTCGAAATCGTTGTACGTTCTGTTACTGCGCCGAGGGTACTCGTTGTCGCTTGTGGCATAAAACTCAAGAAGAGTCCTACGCTTACCACAACAGATACAATTCCTGTGATGAGATATTTCATAGTTTATTTCTTTGAGCTTTTCTTGCCGTCAAGAGTATCTGCGTTCTCCTTCTGTGTTTTTTCCACCGCTTCTTCTGTCATCACTTCAACTGATTTTATTGCGATGCCTTTCTTTTCGGCTTTCTCAACATCCTCAACTGTCGTAATGCCGTTACGGATATAATCCGCTGCGAATGGACGAGAGATTCCTCCCTCTACCAACACTTTGAGTGCTTCCTGCTCTTCTTCTGACCATGGACGAGCACCACTAAAGGCTCTCCCTTGTGACGCTAGTTTTGTAAGATCAATAGACATAGATTTTAGCTGTTAGCTGATAATCACACACTACCTTTAGTTGACCCCAGTACCTCCAAAAATAAATCGGGGGAAACCAATTCCAAGTGTGTAATATGCATCAACTGGGTACTCCCAGTTCAATGAGTCATGCACATTTGTTGCGTCATGCATCATAGGCTTTTGAGCAAAGATACCTTGAAGGCTCTTTCCTACCTTTGCTGAGTCTGCCATGAACCAGTACTTACTTGTGTCCGTACCTTGTCCGCTTACTTCAAGTCGCTCCCATACCATCAATTTTGATACCTTACCTTTCAATGGGTTGATATCCACGTTTGGAGTTCCTTGTACACCACTTGAGAAGAGTAGGCGTTCTGCCAAGTCTTCGTTTGTAGGTGTAACGATAAGCATATCGAGGTTACATGGACGTACAGTTCCGTTTGGATCCTTGTAAGTCTTTGCATCCTTTCGTGCTGTCACGATAGCGTCTCGTGAGAGTCCTGGGTTAGCTGTGCCTGCTGAGTTTCGAATCAAGTTCCTAAACATATCGGCGTTGATGTTGTTTGAGTGTGATGCACTGAAAAGTACAACTCCGTCCGGTGATAGGTTTGTAACTGTCTCGCCGTAAACGTCTTCATATGTAGTTCCTGTGAACCCGTTAAGGATCACATCTGCCATTGACTGGTCGATTTGACTGAATGCGTAATCTACTTCTGACCGTACAATTTCTGTCATTTGGTCGTGAAGGTCAAACATTCTCATGTCTTTTGTAATAGACACTCGTGAGCCGTGTCGCTTCTGTGTGAAAGTCGCTGTGTCGCCTTGTGATGAAGAAACAACTGGTAGTTGTCCTCCTTCTGCAACACGTGCGAATCCACCTACGCCATGTAGTCCCAAGTAGTCGTATGTTTTTCTATCAGTGTCTTTGACTTGGAATACGTCCTTTCCTTTCCATGATGCAACATTTGTCATGCTCGCCTCATTGAAAACTTCTTGTAGGTCGTCAGTCAGTGCCTGATAGTCTGCTGTTGTTAATGCCACGTTAGTTTTGTGTTAAATGAATAATAACCAAACACTATTATGAGTTTGGTGTTCCTGATACAAAGAATCCTACGACCTTTGTATCTGTTTCTGCTGTTCCTACACCTTTTATGATGAAGAACAAGTCGTTTGTCGAGGCATCTGGGTTCACTGTTCCTGCTGCTGCAAGGTCTCCATATGTTCCCTGATCAACTACTGACCATGCTGCGTCTGTGTCTGCTTCGAAGAGAATTCCCTCTGTAGGATATGCTCTCACAAGCTGTCCATTTGCGGTGGTCACAACTGTTTCGGCTGCTACAAGTTTAATATCTGTAGCAGTGCTGCTCGCTGCGTTTGTAACGTAGCCAGATGAATATACCAACGCGTTACCTTTTGTGATTGTAACTGTTGTTGCGGCTGGCACAAGTATTGTATGCCCGTCTTCAAAATTTAATGGGCGAAATGCCATGATAGTTTAAAGTTAATTTGAATAATCAAACTAACGGTAACTATCTATTTTTTTGCTCCGTACCAGTCTTCGGGACCCTTGGCTGTTCTGAGGATTTTTATATCTCTCTTCTCCGTAGGTTTATCACCTCCTGTACCTTTTGCACGAGATTCTTTCTGTAGTTCCAGTGCTGGGTTACTGCCGTCTTCTTTTGGAGTCCGTCCTCGGAATACGTTGTATGCGTCAACAAGGTCTTCGTAGATATCCTCTACTGAGTCCTCACCTCTGCGTGCGACATAGTTTCCCTTAACTTCGTCCCAGTTATCGGCAATATCTTGTTTCAGAGCTTTAAGAGTATCTGAGTCTGAGTCTTTAGCATTTGTCACTCTGTCGATAGCTTGTTTCTGATTTAACTTCACAAACTCTTTCCGAGTAATAAATTCCCCTTTCGGTTCCTCCTTAGGTGCCTCTGGTTTCGGAGTTTCCTCTTTAATCTTAGCCCGTGCCTTCTGGCTTCTGAGCTTCTTGGCTTCCTTTCGGAGTTCTTCAGTATCAGTAATCTTATCTAAATAGTCACCGTCCTCGCCATCGAGAGTCTTTTCCTCTGTAGGCTGAGTTTCAAGTTCACTTTCCTGCTCGTCAGGTAATTCATTTTTTTCGTCCATAGAAATGTTTTAACTATAAATCACCGTTTTAGGAATGTGTCGTTTCCAGAATACATATGCAAATTATATACTATTGTGCAAGGGGATAACAAATATACGTGTGGATAACTAGTTATCTCTGCCCTTATCAGCCCGTATCTTAGCTTTCTTGCCCTTTGTTAATATCTCCATCAGCTCCAGCCTCCTACCCAAAAGCACATGATAATTGAAGTCGGACGGTACGTTCGTACTCCCCACCTGTTCTTGTATAAGATAATCAATGCGTTGTTTGAAATACTTGTTGATAGCAGGATTATCGTACAAATCCATCAAGAGTTTGTCTTCTGTCTCCTTTGTCATGTACGGGTCATCTACTCGTATAAGTGCATCATACATGTAGCGCGTTATCGTACCGATTATCCATAGTTTGATTTTTCTCATATTATTCATCTATTCCACAAAGCATACCTGCGAGTGCGACTATTTCGTATTCCTTATCCTTTTCGTCTATATGCCGTATCACAAACATATCGTATGGATTGTAGTAATATCGCTTACCAATAATGTATCCATGAACTCCCGAGCCGAATGCTACGAGCTTACCGAGCTTAGGGTTTACATTGTTTCCGTCTCTCCCGTGGTATTCATCTTGAATGATGATACCGCCTGTGGTCTTCTCCTTAGGCATCTCTATTGGTTCAAATACTAACTTTTCTTTGCTTGGTTTTATCATAAATATTTATTGTAACCTAACTTTTTAATCTCTGTATCACTTAATAATCCTGCCTTAAATCTCTTTCTAACTTCTTCTTTTGTCCTAAATCCGTTTTTTTTCACCCTTTCTTCTTTAAAATCATTTACACATGTTCTCCAAAAATTTTTGCATAAACGTATAGGGTTGTTTATATACCCTAGTGTCTGTGGTGGCTCCAAGTAAAAACCTCTTATGTTCCGTACTAAATGCACACATTTATATTTGTGTGTGTATAAGAGTTTGGGTAATTTCATATCTTAAATTTTAGTGGTTGATTCTTAATACTCCGCTGTTTCTTTAATCTCATTGCTTGTACAAACAACATGTCCTCTTGGTCTTTTGTTGTTATTTTTGGTTTTGGTCGCTCCATGACGAGATACCGTACACTGTCTTCGCTGTGATCCTCAAGTGTGGTGTCCATATCTTCAGGGTTCCCTCTCTCGTCATGCACCATGAGAGGTATTGTTCTTATTAAATTATGACACGTATCAAACATAATGAGGTCGGGTTCTATTTTACCCGAAACTAATTTAGGTCTGAGTGCCTTCCTGAACATATTCCATCCTTGGACACGATCATTGTTACCCGCAGTGAGTCCTATCGACCTCTGCCCTGAGATACGGTCGCGCCATTTCTCCCGGACACGGCTCTCAAACATTTCAGCACCAGAGAGTCCCCCACGGTTCCCTCCTTTCTGCCAACAAGCGGGGTCAGCTACAAAACTGTCTATGACTTCATCAATAGGAGTCATGCGTACAAACTCATCGGCAAGCGATTCATAGTCATGCTGTGTAACATATAGCTCTCTATATAGGATTATTTGCCCTGTTGGTGAGATTGCCGACCAATAAAGAGCAGATGGATTAGTAAAACCATAATCGAGACAGCACACTCTTCTCCAACTTATCGGTATTTCAAATGGTTCTCTCACGTGTATGTGTGCATCAAATGATGTAAAGAATGTACCTGCAAGGATGTCAAAATCACCCTCACGCCATGCCCTACCGAGTTGCCCGTCCAATTCCTCAAGGTATTCGTTGTATTCTGGGTTAAGAAAGGGATTATCAAGGAAAGTAGAGGGATAAAAGCGTGTTCGTGACTCTGTTTCAGTCCGATATGGCTCCACAAAAGTTGTTTTCACAAAACCGTGTCCTACACCTCCAGGGTTAAATGACCCATAGAACCGTGGTCGCCAATTAGTTTTAGATGTACGCAATGAACCACGTAGCTTCTCTATCTTCTCTTTCGTAAGCTGGTTAAGTTCCTCTCCACCTATTACGTCATACTCAATACCAACATATTTATCAATATCTCTATCATCTTTGAACCCACCCAAAAGAATACGAGACCCATTAGGGAATTTGAGTACACCATTACCATATTTATAATTCACCTTGCCTTGCACAGTCTTCTCAATCAAGTCTTCGAAACTTTCTTTTGCTGCTTTACCTGTCTGTCTGAGGAATAAACCCTTTAACTTAGGGATACGTTGGCAATCATCGAGTGCCATTTGAGAGAGGATGGCGTGCGACTTCCCCGGGCCTCGTGCTCCACCTGCTCCTAGTTGTACAGGACCGTCACGTTTATCAGCTTCTCGTGCTCCAAAATGAAAACGCCATTGCCATGGCAGGGGTATGTATCCATGCGAAACAAAGTTGTCCACTTGATCTTTTGGACAACCTACCTTTTGTGCATACGCTATACACTTATTCAGTTGTATTTGTGTCTTTGGGGTCAGTGCCATATGCTTTATCTAGTATCATAGCTACTCCTTGTATTTGTTGTCCCTTGCTTGTAACGTCTGTTTCTGTCTTATCTGAAAGTCCATGATTAGAGGAAAGAACGAGTTTTGCTATTGTTGAATTATATGCTCCTGAGAGTCCTGAATTAAGCAATCTTTTCTTTTGTTCTAGCACTATTTTGTCTAAAGAGTCCGAAAAGATTTCGTGTTCTTTCTCCCATTCATACAAAGTTGATCTGGTTACACCGATGAAAGTAGAGAACCCTTCCGTAGTCGGCAGGTTCACTTTTAGCTTATCATTCTCATATAAATCTATATTCTCTTTGAGATATTTATCTACCTCCTTACAAAACTTAGGGTCATATTTACTAGGCCTACCCGTTGGCCTTGCTTTAGTAGCCATTATATTCCTACTCCTTTTCCGTAGGTACGACCTTCTGAAGTCTTAGCATTCATTCGTAATCTATTCCTCATTTCCGTAGCCTGTTCGTTAAGCTTTCCAATATTAGGGTTTTTAGCTGTGTATGTTATAGGCTTACTTGAGAGTGTTTTTTGTACAACGGTTTTTATTACTTTTGCAATTTTTTTATGTATCATATTATTTATCTTTAACTTTTAACTTTTCCACTATCTTCATCGAAGCTAATACTCCCTCCTCCCGATATGAAAGAATAGGTTTGAATGTTAATCCTGACTCTTCTTCCAATTTTTTAAAATTATCCAAAAAACTCTGTTGCTTCTCCTGCAGTTTTTTAAGTTGCTCTGCTTGGTACTCTTGTTTTTGCGCCTCGGTTAATTGTATTGGTGATTCCATATTATTTTATCATCTTTATTATATCCCAATCGTATTCATCAGGGTCACCATCGTAAGAATTATACATAAGGGGAATACTTAATAATCGACAGACTTTATCAACAAATATTGATCTTCTTGTAAGTTCACCGAGAGTTGCTTTGGAATCAAGTCTGTTTGAAACTCGTATCTGTTTCAATGAATCAGCTATACGCTTACGCTCTTTCGAAACAGATGATTCACAAAAAGTGACTACGTTTTTCGTAGTAAATCCTCCTAAAAAATTTATAAGTTTATTCTTCATTTCAATTATTTTAATTATACACTCATATCTGCACAGTGGATAGCTCTACATTTTTATGTTTGATACTAAACAGATATCAACATACAACTACCAACAAGTATACAACACAACCACCGTATCTACCTGTGGATAGTTCACCTATATTTGACATTTCACCATTACAGTCTCATAGCTATCACTCTGCATTGACTTTTCCGCCTTGACACGTTACTCTCAGAGGAGAGGTTTCCCTCTCTCGCGAGAGAGGGGTCGCCCTCGTTACTGAGAGCGAAGTTTGTGGTCATATTCACCCCCACACATAGCCATATAATTAAAAAACCCCCGTTAAGGGGGTCATTTTCTACCAACTTGTAGGGGCTTCCTCAATTGCATCAAATTGCTCATTGAGTTCTCCACTGTCTTCGGAGACATACTCTCTTTCATCGTACTTGACGGTCTCTGTGAGTCCCTCAAGTCTCCGCACAATCTCCCAATCATCCTCATCAGCAAATTTCCAACGAAAGGAATCATTCTTTCCAGTACGTTTAAGGACACCAACCGACGTAAGGTTTTGGAGTATCGTCCGTGTTATCTCTGTCCGCAATCCTATATCATCAGCAATAACGGTAGTCATAACAGAATCTTCAAAGTCCATACGAGCGATAGCACGCAAACACACACGTTTCTCTTCATTCGCAAGAGAGTATCCGCACCAATCAACAATATCCATATCGTTTTCAGTAAGATCCAATCCGTCGTGCTTCCGTATCACAACGAGCGCACGCACAATACTTTTTAATTGAAGAGCAACACGCATAGGAAACGCCTTCACAGGTATCCTATCCACATCACCATGAAAGTTTGTATGTATCGGTGTTCTTATTTGTTCGGCGAATAATGCGATTTTAATGATCCTATCCTCTACAAACGCGGGCATCGGGGCATCATCTGCACCTTTTACTACCTCTTCAATGTACTCCTTATACAATCCTGAGAGCTTTTCATCCAATGCTTTACCATATAATATACGTTCAAAGGAGAGTTTCGCAGCTTTCTTCGCACTATAATCCTTCAATCTATAGTAGATGAATCGTTCCCCCATGTCCGCCACTTCCTCAAAGTAATGGTAGATACTCGGTGTACATCCTGCAATAACACCCAACCGACCACTCCACTTGATAGGCTCGGGGCTATTTCCGACATATTTAATAAGCTCCCCATCATATATCATACGCATCTGAGACAAGATAGCCTCTCGTGTTTCCTTACTCTTACTAAAAAGTACGGTCAAATCGCTCATCACTAGTATCCCACTACTCCCTACCTGTTTAAGAAAAGACTTATCTTTATTCACACCAGAGAGAAAGGTGTTCTCGGTTAAATCATCCAATCGGTGAAGATACTTCTCATCAGTCATACTCAATGGGCGGAGTATTTGACTCTTTCCTCCAGATGACGGCCCTATCAAAGAGAGCCAAATAGGATCACCCAGTTTTAATCGGGTGGCGATAACGGATGACACAGCAACATCAATAACAGAATCATCTTCAAAATACTGGTACTTCTTTATTTCTGTTTTGAGTTCGTTGAGCTTCATTGTCCATTCAGGTAATTAACCGCATCAGTAAATGACATACTTTTCTGCTCACGCACTACATCAATCGAATCCCCACTCCTCCCACACCCAAAACAATAGACACTGTTTGTATCAGGGTAATAGGCCATAGAGGGTGTCTTCTCACTATGCCAGAGGCAACACGCTTTCTTATGGGTGAAGTCAATCAGATCACTTATTGGCACCTCCTTCGCTTGAAGAATTACATCCCCACCCAAACTCTTCTTTTTCATTTTGACTGGTCTTTCCACTTCTTGATGCTTCTTTATATATGCATCGTGAAAATAGGTACTTTGCCATGTACTCTGTCGCTCACTCCTATGCGCATATACATCAGAGAGAGAACCAAACGAACGTGCGGTCTTAATGAGTTCATGCAGGTCTCCTCCATTCTGGACATAATCAGAAATATCACTCACCCCTGCTCTATCAGGTAGGAACATCATCTTGGCATGAGGAACCATATCTAATGTCTTGGCCATACCCTCTCCACCTGCGGGGTCATTATCAAAACAGACTATTGTTTCCACATTTTTAAAAAGCACAGCCCATTCTTTTTGAAAGGATAACGCCCCGCCAGTGCTTGAGACAGCCGGTATATTATTACTCCACGCGACCAAGCAATCCATCTCACCCTCAGTGACGAGCACACGGGTAAATGGTTCTGCTACCAGTTGGTCAAATCCATAGAGTGCAATCTTTGAGCCAGTATCATAGGAATATTTGGGACCATCATCACTCAGGGGATGTCTCCTGTATTTATTAAATAGTGTTGAAACAGGTATTACTATGCGGTGCTCACCACTAATACCGAACTTTTCTATGACTGCATCTGTTATATGTCTTCGATGAAGCCAGTCTCGTAATACGCTATTTAATTGCATACCTATAATATTACCATGACAGATGCATACCCACTATGTGTATAACTATTACAACTATATATGGTATACTATACCGAATGGCACGACCAACAAAAAAAGAAGCCGTAGTGATAGAGAACAGAAATGTATTGATAATATACGCCTATACTATACTCGGGATATCCCAAGCAAATATAGCGCGTATTTTCCGTTTACCAAGAAACACTGTTAGCCATGTCGTTAAAACTCTATAAACACCAACAAGATTTCCTCAAGACCTCACCTAAGAAATCCGCTCTCGTCTGGTCGTGTGGTACAGGTAAGACTATCACCGCACTCCTCTGGGCACAACAGCACGGAGGACAAACCGTAGTTGTATCACCGAAACCCCTCAAGCAAAACTGGAGCGAGAACGTTATCACTCATATGATGAGTGATAACGTTTATGCGGTAACAAAAGAAGAGTTTCGTCGTGATGTAAAAGACCTCCCTCATATGGACAATATCATCGTGGATGAAGTACACCTCGGATTCCTCACCCCCAACTTTAAGAGTGCTATGTCAAAAGCACTCAGGTGGTATATCAAGACACACAATCCGAACGTTCTTCTCCTCTCTGCTACCGTCTACTCATCCTCTCCTTGGAATATTTATTCCCTTGCTACCTACCTCGGAAAGAACTGGAATTACAACCAATTTAATAATGAGTTCTTTAATCATATATGGATGGGTAATCGTATTATCCCCCAAGCCAAAAAGGACGCACCTGAACGACTCGCAAAGCTCACAAAGACATTTACCTCTGTGGTACACATAGACGACTGTATGGATGTCCCAATCCAACTACACGCGGAGCCTGAATATTTTGCACTCACCACTGCACAGACAAAAGCAATAAAAGACTATTACGACCCACTTCCTATTGTCCGGTTTACCAAGCAACACCAAATAGAGCAAGGTATCATGGCGGAAGACGAGGTTATTTTTAGTTGCGATAAGGTATCAAGACTCGTTGACATCATCAACGAAAACAAAAAGATAGCGATCATCTGTCGGTACAACTATCAGATAGAACGACTGGTCGATATGCTACCAGAAGACAGAAAGAGGTATGTTTTCAACGGTTATACAAAAGACAGACATGCTTTAACTAAAGAGGTAAACACCCTCGACCACGCTATCGTGTTTATCCAGAGTGAAACAGCCGAGGGATATGAGCTCCCAACCTTCCCTGTCTGTGTCTTCATGTCCATGTCATATTCATATGTAAAGTATGAGCAGATGCTCGGGCGGTTCTTACGGATGAACAACCCCTCAAAGACCACCTTCATGTATCTACTCACCGCAGGAACCTCAGTAGACAAGGCCGTGTATCATTCCGTCCTCGATAAGAAGAATTTTGATTTAGAATTATATGCGCAAAGAAGCTAAACTCACTAGCAAATTAAACAAGTGGTGTAAAGCCACTTTCCCCCAACTTTTCCCCAACAAAACAGTTGCGATTGAAGTAAAACAGTGTAAGACAAGTTTGTCTTACAACGCGGTACAAGAACATCAGGAGCTCGCCCTTTTTAATGCTAAACATACTCATCTCTTATGGAAGATCCCCGACTGCGGGTTTCAAAACCCGTTTGATGTCATCTATGTATCAAACGCGCTGGCCTTTGTAGTTATTTACTACGAAATAAACAAAACCTTTTGCTTCATAGACATTGACGATTTTCAAAAAGAAAAAGCCCTTTCCAAAAGAAAGAGCCTTTCCGCACAGCGGGCGTTAGAAATTAGTTCTCGAACGGTACGTCTTTAACCGCTTCCTCGATAGCGTCGTACACTTCATCTGCCTCACTCCGTACAGGTACCATCCGTCCTGCATTCTCAACCGATCTGGCTCCATTCAGTTTTGTATAAATAGCCATACTCTTCGCAGGGTTAAATCCTTTCACTTTCGCAGGGATTTCTTTCTCAAACTTCACTCCCAAACTATCTCCTATCTGGAGCATGTTAGTTCGTCCGAGTATATAGTCTGTTCGCTTCAATCCTACATTGAGGATCTCTTTTCCAGTCTGTAGTGTAAAGACACGTTGAGCAGGCATATTGTCCTTCGCAGCGGATTCAAACATATCGATAATCTCTCCTTCAACCTTATCGCCCACCATCTTAAAGGTGAACCATCCGTC